TGCTTATCATTCAATTGACGCGGAAGCAGAATTAACTTCGATGTTATCTGAGTATGTATCAATGGAAATTGATCTTGAAATCCTTGATATGTTAATTTCATCTGCACCTACTACTGAGTATTGGTCCGCAGTAAATAACGAAGTATATAACAGTGCAACTAATGCATTTGAGCAAACGACGGCAACGACTGGTGGTTATTATAATACTCAAGGTGGATGGTTCCAAACATTAGGAACTAAACTACAAAAAGTATCTAATCAAATTCACCAAAAAACTTTACGTGGCGGTGCAAATTTCTTAGTAACATCACCTGCAGTAGCAACTATCCTAGAATCTATTCCAGGATTTGCAGCAGATACAGATGGAACTAAAACAGATTTCGCAGCAGGCGTTCAGAAAATTGGTGCAATTCATAACAGATACACTGTATATAAAAATCCATATTTCAAAGAAAACATAATATTAATGGGATACAGAGGAGCTCAGTTCCTTGAATGTGGTGCGGTATATGCTCCATATGTGCCACTTATTATGACTCCATTAGTATACGATCCAGTTAATTTCACTCCAAGAAAAGGTGTTATGACTAGATATGCTAAGAAAATGACTCGTCCAGAGTTTTATGGTAAAGTATATGTTAAAGGATTAAATAGTATTTAAGATTTAATTTTTAATATCATAATATTAGGGTGGATTTTTTAATTCACCCTTTTTTACTGATTTTTTTTGATATTTATATGAAAAGGAATATCAAATGTCATTTCGAAATATATTTAAAGACAAAAACGATGTCAATGAAAAATCTGTAATAGGATTCTTTTCATTTGCAGTAATGGTTATTGTGATAATAGTAGATATAATAACAGGATATACCGGTAAAGATTTAGTTATTAATGAATTTATTTATAATTCTTTTGTAATAATTACTTTAGGAAGTTTTGGTATTTCTGGTTTAGAAAAAATTTTTAAGAAAAAAGAATAATAATGAAAAAGATATTATCCAACTGTTATATTATTTTATAACGGAAGCCAGCGTGAAAAATATAAAGCAGATTTAATGTTTAATCTCAAAGCAACATATAAAGAAATACAAAGAGAGGTTGATGATTTGTTTTTAGACAAATTTTAATTAAATATATTTATATATAAATAACATTATGGCAGTCACTCGAAACAAATATTCAATGCAAATTCGTATACGATATACAGGACGTCTAGTAGATGTATTAGATCGAATTCGTGCAATACGATTAGTATTAATGGTTCATATAGAAAAAGATTTAGGAAAGGAACATGAATTAGTAACAATTAAAGTAATGACTCAATATCCTGCGCGCCAAACATTTTTTGCTATACGTAAAATGTGTATCGGAAGAATTGAAACTCTTAAAGATATGACTCTATTGGAAAGTACTCTTACTAAATTATTCTAACATACTTGATATTTATATTAAAATAAGGTTTACTTATGGATTATAGCGAAAATAAACCAGTTTGGCCAGGCAGTTCATCATTTTCTGCTGGTAAAACACCTTTTGGTTTCTTTGATGATGATACTATATTTCAGGACCATGCAGATAAATTTGCAAAATATGCTGCACAACATATTGGTTATCCTATTATGGATATTGAATTACAAGATATAAATTTCTATACTGCATTTGAAGCAGCTGTGATTGAATATTCAAATCAAGTTAATCAAGTTAATATTGTTAATAATTTAGTAAATACAATCGGAATACAGACAGGATCAGATTTTATGAATGATTCTGGATTTACTGGTACTGTTGTTGGTAATTCATTTGGATATATAACTAAATTATCAAAAGCATATGGTACAGAAGCAGAGTCAGGCGGATATACTAAATGGTATTCTGCATCAATTGATGTTATTCCCGGACAACAAACATATAATCTTAAATCAGCTGCGGAAAATGCATTAGGAACTACATTATCTACGTCTAATGGAATTGAAGTAAGGAGAGTATTACATAATGCACCTCCAGCTCTAATAAGATATTTTGATCCATTTGTTGGAACTGGTTTAGGTTCGCAACAATTATTAGATGCATTTGATTTTGGAGGGTTTTCTCCATCAGTTAATTTTATGTTAATGCCATTACATGCAGATTTATTAAGAATACAAACTATAGAATTTAATGACAGAATAAGAAAATCACATTATACATTTGATATACATGGAGATGATATACGATTATATCCAGTTCCTACTGTATCCGGATCAAATATGGAACCATTTTTTAAAAATGTCTGGTTTGAATTTATGCTCGAAGAAGATAAAGCAAATGACGCAGTTTTATTTGGTAACACTGCATTAACAAAGGGAGCTATATCTGATGCATCAAATATACCATATACATATCAACAATATAATACAATTAATGATATGGGTCGTGCGTGGATAATTAGATATGGTTCTGCATTAGCAAAAGAGATGTTAGGCCGAGTAAGAAGTAAATATTCATCTGTACCTATCCCTAATGGAGAAGTAACATTAGATGGGAGTGATTTAGTTTCTCAAGGCCAAACTGAAAAAGAATCGCTTATAACACAACTTCGTGAATTCTTAGAAAAAATGACTAAAGAACAAATGTTAACAAGACAAAATACAGAAGCAACACAAATAAATGAAATGATGGCTAAAATACCACTTCGTTTATATGTTGGATAAGGAAAATTATGGCACTTTTTGGAGGAAAACGAGATGCGAGATTTATAGCAGCTATTAACTCCGAACTGATTAATTCCATAATTGATATAGAAATTGAATTCTTTAAACTTATTGTAGAACAAAGTAATTCAAATATATATGGCGAGTCTGAAAATAAAACATATTATAATTCTATATTAATTCCATGTGTCGTTACAAAAGATGATAAAACTGCAAATATGGATGATTACGGTCATACATATACTCGATCAGCTACATTTGCAATTGCAAGAGATTTATTGGAAAAAGCTGGATTTTATCCCGAAATAGGAGATATCGTTGCATGGGATAATGAATATTATGAATTAGATAATATAGACGCAAATCAATATTTTACTGGTAAAAATCCAGATACATGGCCAAATGGATCAGAACATGGATATAGTGTATCTGTTGTATGTAATGCACATGTTACAAGACAAACACCACAAGGTATAATAGACATTAGAACAGGCGGAAATACAAATTCTCCTGCATATAAAGGATTCTAATGGCTAGATTAAATCGAAATAATATAGATCGCAAAACTAATAAACCTAATCCTAAAAAAACAGAAGGATTATTAAATGATCAGTTATTAAATCGAGCTGATCAAGTACGGCGTGATGATGATGTAATTCGATCACCAAAACGATCGTTATATGATATTGATTATGCAATGAAATGGTATATCGAAAACGAAATTCAGCCGCAAGTAACCGCAAATAAAAATTTAATTCCAGTTCCTGTAATATATTCAAGTGGAGAAAAATGGGATAATGTAAGAAGATTAGGATATATACGAGATGAAAAAGGAATGTTACAATCTCCACTTATTATGTTAAAAAGAAATTCAGCAACAGAACGAGATAATCATCTAGATGTAAATCGACCACATGTAGATAATCGATTAATTTATCGATCTAAATATAATGAACGTAATAGATATGAAGATGAATTATTTCCTATACCTATTAATAAAAAAGCTAATTCAAAAAAAATATATGTAGTTGATATTCCAAAATATGTTGATATTGAATATGATATGATGTTATGGTGTGATTTTACAACTCAATTAAATGATTTAGTAGATCAAATTTTACCATATAGTAGATTTGCTTGGGGAAATGAAGGAAATAAATTTACGACAATGTTAGGAGCAATAAGTTTTGAAACAGTAAATACTGCAGGTGAAGATAGATTAGTTAGAGCTACTATTCCATTAACCGTACAAGGAACATTATTATCAGCACAAGAAACTAGAATTGAAACAGTTAAAAAAATGTATTCAGTAAAAAAAGTATCATATGATACAACATTAAATAATGAAACTATAACACCATCCACATCTGGTAGTGTTAATAGCCAAAATGTTTTAGAATAAATTTTGATATTTAATATTTTTTATATATAATATTTTTATGAAACAGAAATTAGATAAATCTCATATAGATTCTATTCAAGACTTGAGACAGAATTTTGCAGATAACGCAAATTCTATAGGAAATATAACTATAGAGCGAGAATTTTTAAAAATACAATTAGAAGATTTAGAACATGAATCTAAAAAGTATTTACAAGAATTTAAAGATTTAAAACAAAAAGAAGAGTCACTATTTGCTGAATTAAAAGAACGATACGGCGATGGACAAATTAACATTGGAGAAGGAACATTTGATCCTTCGTGATTTTACGTATGTTATAACATATTTATAAATAAAGAAATATATATAGGAGTATCATAATGGCAGAAAGAATCGTTTCGCCCGGAGTATTTACCAACGAAGTAGATCAATCATTTCTAGCACCAGGAGTTGCACAAATAGGTGCAGCAGTAGTAGGTCCTACAGTAAAAGGACCAGCATTAATACCTACACAAATAAGATCATTTGGAGAATATGAATCAATATTTGGACCACATTCCAAAGATTCGTATGTTCCTATGCTAGTTAATGAATATTTAAGAAATGGCGGAAATGTAATCAATGTAACACGTTTATTATATGAAGATGGATATACGTTAACCAATGGCGCATTGGCAGTAGTTGCATATAGTGGTTCAGTATCTGCATCACTTATTGAACCGGCTATGAGTCAATCAAATTTTGGTTATCCTATAGTTACTCATGTATTACATCCTACACAACCAGTAACTACAGATGGTTTTGCCAAAAGTTTATTATTTTTAGATTCAACTTCTGGAAGTTTTTCATTACATTATTCAGGATCTTTAGTTGCCGGTTCGGATTCAGCAATTAATTTTGACGGATCATTTTTAGTAGCAGAAGATGTTGGTATATCGGCATCAATTGATGATGATAGTAACAAATATATTACAAAAGTATTTGGTAGATCTCCGAAATCAGTAGACTATCCTCTATATGTTCAATATGAAGATAAAGAAGCTTTTGGAAATAGAATTGTAAGCACTACTGATACTATAGTTTCATTATTACCAATTCCAACATATGCAGTTGCAACAGATTTTAGTGTTGCGGCAACTCCATATATAACATCACAAAAAATTGGATCTACTACTAAAAACTTGATTAAATTTCATACTTTATCTCATGGTACATCTGTAAATCATGAAGTTAAGATTGGAATTGAAAATGTTAAAATAGCAGCAGAAGTTGCAGATCTAAATGGTTATGGAACATTTGATGTTGTTGTTAGAAGAGTAAATAATACAAATATTCCTAATTCGCCTTATGGTCAAATTGACGACACAGATTCTGTACCAGTAACATTGGAGGCATTTCGTAATGTTAATTTAGATCCAAATTCGGTTAGATATATTTCTAGAGTAATTGGAGATAGATATCAAACAATTACTGATGCAGGAGATCTTCTCGTAAATGGAGATTATTCAAATTTATCTAAATTTATAAGAGTTTCTGTTGATGCTGGAGTTTCAGAAGGAACTAATGATAAATCATTAATACCATTTGGATTTAGAGCTCCAAAATCTCCAATACCAAATATATTATTTGAAACTAGTGCTAGTATTAATATTAATGTTAATTTTGCATCTGCTTCATATGTAACATCACAAACACCATCAGGTGGAAGTCATAACGCTGTAAATTATCATGGATTTGATTTTACTAATTATAATAATTTAAATTATTTAGCTCCTA